GTGTCCGTTACTAGTCACGCCAAGTTTGGAATGCCCCCCCCCGCTATCGTCACCGCTGCCAATGTTGCGACATTCCGAACTCGCGACGTTCTGCCCTGCTTGGCTTCACTGACCCCGAGTCCACTAGATTCTTGCGTTCTGCGCATCCGTTGCAGATTGCCTACAGATTGCTCTCTGCGTCATTGCCGCCATGCGCCAACGCCAGTATATGATCCACCTGCGCTGCCTCTGTAGCCCTTCCCTGTCGCTTGCACGGCTGGCACAGGTAGCTATCCCTCTGCATGATGCGCTCCCTTAGCCTGCGCCAAGGTCTGCCGCCTCTGCCTTTGCCCCATCTGGTCTATCCCATACTCAATAGGCCACCTTCGGGACATTAGCCGACGGGCGTGCCATCCATATATGTTGCCTGCGGCGTGCCCGCATCCTCATACTGGGTTTGCAGGATCGCATCGACTAACCTATGGTTGCTATCTGCCAGCCTTGCGATTGCTTCGGCCAGGTTGCTTAGCTTCTCGATCAATGCCGCTTCACTCATCCCGCAACCCTGCGCCATACCTTAGCCGCTTTGTCTAGCACCCATTTGCGTATTGTGGCGCAGCTTGAACATGCCATCTTGAGACTATCCTCGTTATTTGCTGATAACTAACTTGATGTTGGCAGCCCCGGTCTAGAATCGAACTGACACCCTCTGCTGTAGAGGCAGATACGCTACCGTTACGCCACGGGGCAATCGTTCAATTGATGGTCTGCTGCTTTGCCGCTTGCTCTAGATATACCGTCGCAGCCGAGCGCAGCATGTCGGCTATGCGCTGCGGCTCAAGCTCCGGCCCGATGATGCGGTAGTTACCGTCCGCCATTGTGCGTATCGGGATCGCGGCGCTACCTAGCTCGCCGTATTCCCGGCACAGCACAGCTTGCTGCTCGTCTACCAATTGTTCAGGTGTCATCTGTTCGCCCTAGCCCATGCCTGTCCGCGCACGTCGCTTACCAGCAAATCTTCATACGAATCAGGTGGAATAGCCTTGCGCGTCTTATGTCCAACAATGCGAGCGTCACCATATTCAAGCGCCGCCGCCTCGATCCTCTTGCGCTCCGCTTGCTTGCCCTTCGGCTGGCGCATCCAGCATGGATCGCTCGGCTCGCGTCGTTTCGTTCTGCTCATTGGCCTTGATTCGTTCTGCCGACCATTTGTGAATTGCGCGCTGTTCGTGCCATATGTATTCGCGCCATAGCTCGGCGCGCACTCTATCCAGCATCGTCACTTATCCGCATCCTTGATCGCTGCCTTGTCAGCATTGCAGCGGTTCAGCGCGTCGCGATAGCCCAAACGAATATCCTTTAGCTGGCCGTTGCAGAACTCGCGCTTGGTATCAGCGAAGCATGCGGGGTCAGGCTCGGCATACACGCATGGCGCTAGATAGCGCGCGTCAATCTTGGCGTGTACGTATTTCGGAACTTCAACGGTCTGAATCTTGACCGCTGGCGTTGTTGCACATCCGGCAACGATTGTTGCGAATACGGCAACAAGCATCATGTAAAGGAAAACGCCGATTCCTTTACTAATCGACTGCGATATGTAAAGGCTCACGTTCCCGCAACTCCGCACGCTGGCTGTGACGCCCAAGCCTTGCACTGCCCTGCATTGCTCTATGCGGATTTAGCGCGAGCCATTTTCAGTTGCTTGTCCAGTTCCACAATCGCAGCCTCGTGCTGCGTCGCTGCATCCTGCGCGTTTTCGGTGAAAATCTTGAGCTGGCTATCGCACGTATTTAGCGCATTGCGTAGCTTAGTTACCGCGACGGCATTTGCGCTGGCGACTTCAATAAACAAGTCTCGATCATGCGCGGCCAAGTCTCGTTCAGCACTCAGCCGCTTAACCTCTTGATGCTCCCATGCGCCGATACCGGCGAGCGCGAGGAAGGCGAAGGCGAACACGGCATAGATATATTTGCTCATAATCCCTCTAGACACATATCGCGCTCAGATACGCGACGAGTTACAAGACCAGGAAGCTGCACGCCGTCCGCATATGTCCAGCGCAAGAGTTGCTCGCATGCGCCCTTATGATCGCCGCCGTTCAATTTCCGCACCAGCGTAGACTTGCAGAATGCAGCGCTTCCTACGTTGTAAACGAATGAAATATAGGCGGCGCGCTCAGTAACCGTTAGTGGCACGTGAACGCATTGCGTTATTGCTTCGCTTGCTTGGTTCAAGTCTTGCGAACGCCACGCATCGCACTGTTCGCGTGTCGCGGTATCGCCAGCCCTAACGCCTTTCGTGTGACCTTCACACAAAGTCCAGACACCGCCTGAATCCTGATACGCGGCATAGCGCGTACCTTCAAACTTCGTGACGCAGACAGCGGCAATCGACATTGCCAGTGCCGACATGCCTACCGCAATGCGCGCTTGAATCGACACGCGATTACGCCTTGCGCTCACGGATAAACTTGTACAGCCGCCACCCCTGCTAAACGACAAGGCCGACCACGTAAATTAGCGTGAAAACTTGGATCACTTCCGGCACAGTCACGCCCCAAAAATTCGCCATTGCGACCGATGCAGGCGGCGCGACCTTTGCCGTATCCACGATTACCTCATGCGTGATCTGCTGCATGTCAGTTCGCTGTGTATGATATGGTTGACGCAGAACACGTCTGCGGATTCCAAGGCTTGATGCCCCAGCAACTAGGCGTACCGCTTGGCGTGACGCTGGCAATGTTCAGGTAATAGGTTTGGCCCGCAATCACCGTGCAGTTGTAGCCAGCGATGGAAATGTTATTGCCGCCGCCATTAGCCGCGACGCATACGGCGCGCGAGTCGAATACTCCCGGCTGAGTGCTGACAGAAATCACGCCGCCACCGCCATAAGTCGGGTTAGCGTTGAAATTCAGCGCTACGTCAGTGCGTGTCGGAGTGAACGCCAGCGATATGTAGCTTCCTGTTGCGATCTGGGTGTACCAGGCCCATGACATGCCTTGGTAATTCAGCCACGTGCCGACTAGAACATCGTCAAGGTTTTGCAGCGGATTCAGGTAGAAACTCGATACTGGCGCGCCGTACTGGTACGTGATCGCTCCCGCGCATTGGCGGGAAAGGTTCCACGGCGTGCTGCGCTGATTCTGGTCGCAACCCGTTACTGGCGGCTGCACAATAGGCGGCTGAGGCGGCTGCGTAACCGTGCCGCCGCAAGTCGCCGTCAGGCCATCCACTGGCCCGCTATAGCCATCCGGCCCCGTAACTGTGCAAGTCCCGGCAAATGCCGAGCCTGCAAACAAGAATAGGCCAGCGGCCAGTAGTTTAAGCATCACCAATCCCCCTAGGCTTGATCGCCTTAACGACGCCAGCCCTCTTGCGTTTGTGAAATAGCGTTACGTCAATCCATTCGCCTGTAGTCTTATCCAGAACTTCTAGGCTTTTCTTGCCGTCTGCACTATAGCGCGCGACGTTCGTATTGTATTCGGCTGCAAATTCCATTGCGTCGAGGATGAAACACTGCTCTATATCTAGCAGCACGCCTTGCGGTTCGTAAACCTCAAGCTCGCCTAGTTCTTCGGTTTCTTCCTATTCGTCAATCACAGGAACGCATCCGATAGAGCCTTAATTGCGCCACATTTTGTACAGGCTTTCATTTTTATGCCAAATGCGTCCATTCTCTTTCTGAATATCGCCTTTGCATATATGGCAAAAGCTCTTCTCCAGTATATCGCTTACACAGATATCTAAGGCTTAAAAACATGGGATCAAAGTCCCCGTTTCTTACGTCATGCAATACCACAGTCCCGCGCCATTCATTTTTCGCTTGTGGCCCGCGATAATCTTCCGTGCCAAGATAACAACTGCCAGCAACAATACCCTGGAGCGTTTTACCTGTTGCTAATGGCCTTGCGGAGTACCTCAAGCCTTGCTCATGTCCAGCAACGAAGCTCACGCATAGCTTGTTCAGTCGGTTATCAATCGTCCCGCCTATCGGCCGCGCAGAGTGCGACGATTGCCAGTAGTGCGAGAAGTAAACGCTGTCGATTTCGACCGGCTCTAAAAACTTGTGGCGCTCAAACCCGAATTGCTCGACGTTGCAAAGCTGCGCGCCGACTAAGCCAGTCAAGACAGGATCGGCAGCGGCGATGCGATCCGCGCGGTTTTCGTGGTTGCCTTCCGTGAATACAAGGCGCAGCGGCCATTTCTTGATTCGTCTGCGAGCAATGCGCGCTTGCTCCTTTTGAATCGGAGCCATTAGCCGCGCCATTGCTTCGTGTCCAGCATCAAGATCTGCGCGGAAACGTGCGTTTTCTTTTTTTGCAGAACCAGGCGCGTCGTGTGACGAAAGGCTAGGTAAATCCCAAAAGTCACCGATGCACACCAAAACATCCGGTTTGCGCCGCACGATATCCTGCGCGATCCAATCAAGATGGTCTGTTATGTCACCCGGTCCAACTTGCACATCCGGAAGAACGTATATGCTTGTCAATCATTCTTCGCCATGCGCCGTATTCGGCGGGAGTAGTGCATCAACGTGAGCGTCTACCGTACCCAATTCGGGTACGCCGATACCCAAAACGGGTATCGCGTTACGTGGCAACGGTGCGCCATCGCGCTCGCATTCCTCTTGCAGCAATGCCAATGCGCGCCAAGCCGCATACGCGCTATGCCGTACGCCTTTGCCGTCGCGCTTGCCCCTGTCAATCAGATGGCGAATGATCTTGTTCGCGTGATCCGTCGATTTCCCGCGCGCCCAATGCAATGGCTCGCCTGGATTGTGTTGCTCGTTACCGATGCGGCTAACTGCCGACACTTCGGCCAGCGCATTCGGAAAATAATCAAGCAGGCCATCGGCCATTGGGAACAGATTGCGTGCGTCCGCGTCATCAGGTAGTGAAGCCAACATTCAGCGATTCCCAAACTTCAAGCCGTTAAACCAGCGACGCAGAATGTATTGCCGCGCCAGTGATACCGCCGTGAACCAAAGCCCAATCTGGAAAGCCACGCCGCCTGTCACATGAAACCCGAACATCGGCAGAATCAGCATGTTTGCGCACCAATTGACGGCAAATCCAACTGCGATATTCGCCCAAGCTTCAGCAAATGACCCTATCCGCGTCTGCATGTAAATCCTGTTTCAGTTCAGGCCGACGAACTACAAATTGAATTGATTTTTTCGCGTTGCCTAGCCGTTTCCGGCCATTTTTGAATAGATAATCCGGTCTTAGGCAGGGCGACCGGCGACCCCTTGCGGCAACGTTACAAGGCGTTGCGCTATTCACATATCGGCGGGACGGCCAGTTTGCCCAACCTTCTCAACATGCCCACATGCGAACATGCTGCCGCCGATGTTAGTTCGCGGGCCGAGTATGGCTCGTCTATGGAGCGCAATAGGCTTCTCCGTCCTTGACGTACGCTGTACCCGCAAAAATTGACGATCCCGTATGCCCGCGCAATTCTTCATCTGCCGAAATATCCCGCAGCGCGTCGCGCATGGCGAGCCAGTTTGCATCGTGATCGCAAAGGACGTTCATCCCTTCGGCGTTCACGCCTACCGTTTTATCTAGCTCATATACGTATCGTTCCTTCACGTGGGCTAGATAGTCCGTTTTTATGCGAAAGAATCCACTAGTTTTTTTCGCATTTTATCTTCGTTCAATTTTTGCACTCGGTATTGAATCGCGCGCACCGTTTTTCCTTCCTTGCGTGCGGCTCGCGCTGTATCTCTGCGCCATTCGTTAAGCAGCGCAACCACTTCCCGTGTCGCTTGGAATTCCGGTTCCTTCAAGATTTCCGCTACGCGCTGGCGCGGAATGCGACATGAAACCAATATATCCGCCAGCTCTTCAAACCCCGCCTTGACCTTTCGGAAACTCATGCGTGCGATCCGCCGATGGTTTCGCGCTTTTTGACATAGGCAAGAACGCGCGATTGCACGTGAGTAAGTAACTCGGTGTCGGCAATGATCGTGAAATCAATCTCAAGATCTTGCGGATAGTTTGGATATTCTGGATAGCTGTCGAACTCAGTTATGTGAAATTTCTGCCTGCGATAATGCGGCTGCATCGTGTGCACTCGATCCATCGGAATAACTAGGAAGTCTTGCCCAGCCGCAACTGGCACAATCTTGTGCGACTCCGGCGTATCAATCGACAATGCGCCTGTTACTGGATCGGATTTCAGGCTTACCGCCTGCCCCAGGAATGGAATTGCGGCAGTAGTTGCGCCGAGCAATCCCAAGAAACCACGCCTCTGCATGCTCATATGCTTCTCTTCGCCCCCAGCAAGGCCAGCGCATCAGCCTCGCAACGAATGATCGGAATAATTACGCCATGCGCTTCATGCTGGCGGTGGAATATCTCTTGTGCGGCAGTCAATCGCTGCGCGCTCGGCGGTTTGCTGCCGTCCTTGATTTCAGCTAGCAGGATTCGACCGCGATACGCGAGCATGCAATCGGGAAACCCTTCGCCAAAGCCGGACGTATCAGTTACCAGTGCGCCGAGCCTGCGCCATAGCTGGAACATCTCAGGCTGGTTAGCATCCACCCGCGCAGCGCGCCTCACGCGGCCATCCCCAGCAATGCGGCTACCTCGGGCACCAGCTTTGCCGGAACGCCCGCTAACCCATGCTTGCGGCCACGATAGCGGCAATGCTGCGCCCACTCTTCCGCTGACTCTTCCGGCATCCTGTTCGCGTGCGGATTGCTTGACCGCGCCAAACGTGGCGCTGGCCCTTTGCGCATGTGCGGTTCATCCCACAACCGCTTGGCGCGCAGCAAGCTGATTCTATTCTCTACATTCTTGCGATTCGCGCCGATAGCCTGCGCAATCTCCGCTGGCGTTTTGAAACCGCGCGAGCGTGCATCCAAAATCTTTTCTTCTACCGTCACCTTAAAACCCCTTGTCAAAGTCATTCGGAATAATCTTGCTAGGTGTGCGCGTGCTGCTATTCCGCCGCCCATCCTCAAAATCTTCAAAGAAACCGCGCTCGGTCAGCTCGCGCAGCGTTTCCACGATTGCCGCGTTCGCGATATTCCGGCGATCCTCGCGCGCCAAGTCCTTCCCCTGGTCTAGCTGCGCATGGCATTCACGGCACAGCGCGCCGGTAAGCGTGTCGTGGCACTTCATCCCCATGCCTTTCCCTTCGTTCCTATGCGCAACGTCTGGCTGGCATACAGTGCGACACCGGACGCAGTAGCCAATCTCGCGTACTGCGGCCTTCCACTTCTCAGAACGAAAATTCATGCAAACTCCGCTATCTGATCCACGATCCTGTCAACCTGCGTGCGGTCGAATCCCTTGGCCGTAAGTACGCGACTCAGCAGCACGTCAACTGCGCGTGAATACAGCGCGTCGAAATCCTCCTTAGACATGCTCGCGAACGATATTGATTTAGCTTCCATCCGAAGCTCGCCGCGAATGTTCCAAACCGGCTCGCCGTATCCCGCCAAAATGGTCACGTCCTTGCGGAACCGTTCAAAGTTTTTCGCTACCGGCTCGCACTTATATTCGCCGTCCGCAACGTCCCAATACTCAAAGGCCAGATTCAGCAGCGCAAAAAACTTGCGGTGGAATCGCTCATTGCGCATTTGCTTGAAGTCAGCCGAGCAAAGCGCGCCGAAACGCTGCTTGGCATGAATCGCGCGGGCTGCATCATTCGCCGGAACCCAGCCGTTAGCGGCCTTTGTGACTGATACGATGCTCATGCGGCTGCGAACATATCGGACTGATTCAGCGCAGCGGCAAGATTTAGCGATGCCTGCTTGTAATAGCTCGCCTTCAATTCGATGCCGACGAACTTGCGCCCCATTTGCAGCGACACATAGCCCTCGCTGCCGATGCCCGCAAACGGACTCAGCACCACGTCGCCGGGGTTCGTCCACAGATCCACGCAGCGACGGATAACCTCAAGCTGCAGCGGGCAGATATGGCGCTCGTCGTCATGCTCGCGTGCGCTGCGATATTGCAGCGTGTCGCTGGGGTCAATATCCGTCCATACCGGCGATGCAATCTTTTGCCATTTGTCTACGGGGTAGTCATGCGCATCGTGCGTAACGCGATCAATCTGCTCGCCCGGTGTGCGCACCGTCACAAGATAGTCAGGGATACCTTGGCGAGACATTGCCGCATTGCCGCGCACTGTCTTATGCAGCAGCCCGAGCGCCTTGGTGCGCTGCATCGCCGTTACCGGGTCTTTCCATATACAGACTTCGCTCGCGTAGATGAAACCCTGCTGTTGGAACGCGCGAATCAGATCGCCACGAAAATCGCGCAAGCCGATATAGCCGTCGCGCTCTTTGCTGGTCGGCATCAGCATGCAGTGAAACGAAACGTTGCGCCCCGGCTTCATAACGCGGCGCAGTTCCGCGACCAAGTGCGAGAAGTGATCGAAAAACTCATCGTGCGTGCGACAGTTCCCCATATCGCGCGGCGAGTTTGAATAGGTATACAGGCTCGCGAACGGCGGCGAGAAAATAGAATAGTCCATGCTTCTATCAGGCAATCCGCGCAGGGCTTCGACACAATCGCCATGTATGAGAGTCCAGCCTGCGCCGGACGATTGATCCAAGGAATTCATGCAGCCTCCGAAGTGAGCCATGCTGGGGCAATGATCGGCTTGGCGGGTTTATAGGGATTGGACTCGCGAACCATGCCGAGCACGGATTGCTGGACGGCAGCGAGCGTTTCAGCGGACAAGGCATCCGCCATCGTTTTTGCATCCGCTTCCTTGCGCTTGAGGTTGGCGACAATCGCGCCCTCAAGTTGACTTGCGAAAATGTGCGCATGAACCTCGCGCTTTTGTCCGAAACGCCAGCATCGGCGGATGGATTGGTAATACGATTCCCACGAATCAGTCGCACCGACAAAGGCAACTCGGGCGCAGTGCTGCCAGTTCATGCCCCAGCCTGCAATCTTCGGCTTAGTAACGAGGACGCGAATCTTCCCTTGCGAAAAATCCTGCATGCGCTGCTCTTTTACGTCCGCATCATCGGAACCAGCAACCTGCACAGCGCCATCTATCGCAGCAGTAAGCGCATCGCCCTCGTCATTCAGGTCGCACCAGACAATCCACTGCTGCTTATCCGCATTCACCATCGCGGCGCATGCATCCACGCGACCTGACAGGCTCGCGCGCTTCGCCGCCCTGCGCTCACTCAGGCTTGACGCCTCAAGCGCGAACAGCATGCCTTCCGTCGCCTGCGATTCTGTTTCGACGTGATGTTCAGAAATAACCAGCGGCGGCAGAATGTATGGGCCATCATCTAATCCTAGATCTGACGGCTTGCGTACCATCGCCGCCCACGTCGCGACCCAGCGCCAGAAAAGTTCGCGAGCGTGACCCTTAAGCCGCCAGTCTTGCGTCTTGGATGAGTCATGCACGAAATACTCCGCGAGCATTTCGGACTGCGTGCAGATTCCTAGGAACTCGGCATGCGTGCCTAGCTCCGTCCAGTCATTAGGCGCAGGTGTCGCGGTCGCGCACAGCTTGAACTGTGTATCGCGAAACGCATCCAGCAAAGTCTTGAGCGTGCGCGAAGTGTGATGCTTGATGATGCTTGACTCGTCCAGCACGACAGCGCCGAACCATGACGGATTGAACTTGTGCAGACGGTCGTAGTTCGTGATGTTGATCCCATCGCGCACGTCTGACATTTCGCGGCAATGCGTGATAGTCAGGCCCATATCTGCGCCTTCGCGCACCGTCTGCGCCGCGACCGCAAGCGGAGCGAGTATCAGCGTATGCGCGCCAGTCGTGCGATAAATCGCGTCCGCCCACGACAATTGCATGCGCGTTTTGCCTAGCCCAGTATCGGCAAAGATTGCGGCGCGTCCCCGAGCCAGCGCCCACCGCACTAGCGGTTCCTGGTGCGGGAATAACGGCCCAGCAATTTCGCCAACGTCCTGCAAGCCAGTCGGAGGAACGCGCGAAAGTTTCGCTGCGATGAAATCAGAATAGTCCATCTTGTTTATCCTTCAATTTTTGAATCTCACGCGCGCACTTCCACAAGTCCGCCGCGTACTCCTCACACATTTTTTTGCAACCCGCATCGCGCGCACGCTTGCTGCAATCGTCGTGCGGACATTCATCAGGGATCAGGTCTAGCATGCCGCGCCATTCGCGATCTGGGCGCAGCAGGATCGGATGCACGTATTTGCGTAGGCAGCGCGTGATGGTCATGCGGCCTCCCACGGATCGACATGGGCCAAGTCGTGGAACGTCATCGTCTCGGCTCGCCATGCAACGTTTACTGACCCGGTTGCGCCGTGGCGGTTTTTCTCCACCACGACTAGCGCCGTGCCTTGGTCTGCGGATGGGTCGTAATAACCCTCGCGATGCACCATCACGACGATATCCGCCTCGCGCCCAATTTCGTCCGAGTCAGCAAGATGGATTAGCTGCGGCACGCCATTGCCTGCGCCTGCGCGATTTATCTGCGCCAGTGCGATAACGGGTATCTCCAAGTCTCTCGCCAAGTTTTTCAGGCCGCGCGCGACCGCACTAACTTCATCGCGCCGTGATTCGCCCTCGCAGCGGATGCGCTGCAGGTAATCGACATACAGAGCCTTTATGCCGTGCTGGTGAACCCATCGGCGCGATACACGGATGACTTCGGCCAGCGTTGGCGCGGATCGATCGAGAAACCATATCGGCAGCGCCGCCGTATCCGTGATACCGCCAGTCACGCGCGACCATTGCGCCTCGTCAAACCTCTGCGGATTGCGTAGCAGCTTCGCAGGAAGCTTCGACGCAGCGGAAATCATGCGCTGCGCAACTTGTTCCACTGGCTGTTCGCCGGAAATCATGCCGACCGGAATACCTGCCTTAGCCGCGATGCGTGATGCGCCGATGAGAAACGCGGTTTTACCCATCGCCGCGCGACCGCCCACCACGATCAAGTCGCCCGGATGCCAGCCGCCAAGCATTTCGTCTATATCGGTTATGCCAGTCGTGACGCCGGGTAACTTGCCGCCAGCCTCATACGCTCGAGCCAATTCCTCGTTAGCGCGCCGCGCCGCCTCCTTGGCCGTGAACTCGTGCTTTTGCTCCGTCGCGTGCAGGCTCATAAGCGCAGCAATCGCAGCATCCACTGCGCCAGGATCGGCGGACGCTATTAGCTCCGTCCCAATCTCGCGCGCCTTGCGCGACCGCCAGCCAGCAACGATGCGATGCGCGAATGCTTCCGGCACTGCCGTAGTCGGCACATTGCCAAGCTGCACCGCAAAGTGACCGAGCGCACGCTTGCCGGAAGTCTCGAAATAGTCGCAGACTGAAACCGGATCGACTGGCTTGCTATCCTGCGTAAGCGACTGAATCGCCGTCAGCACATCGGCGTGCTGCTCGCTGGACATATGCTCAGGCTGCACATCCACCCGCCAGCAATCGGCTGGGCGAAGCATCATCGACGCCAGCAAGGTGCGCTCAAAATCCAGCGCCGTTTCATCGCGGGCGCGGGTCATGTCAGCTTCCTTGATGCAGCGGGCGATAGGCTTTCAGCGGGCTTATGGCTAGACTGAGCGCCAACCCAGTCAGCCTTGAATCCAGTCCATCCGCGTTCGCAGCACATGGCTAGTGCGGCTTCCAGCGCCATCCCCGCTTTTGTGGCTTCGCGCTTGATGCCGTCAAGTGCGGTATGCGTAAGTGGCGCTCTCTTGGCCTTGCGAATTTTCAGGAAGTCTTGCGCTACTTGCTCGGATATTCCGACAAGAAGATGGCTCGCGACAGCGAGCTGTTTTTCTTCTTGCTCTTTCTTCTCTTGGTTAATGGCTAATGGCTTATGGCTAGTGGCTAGGGTTATGTTTGGGTTATTTTTGGAAACCGTTTGGGTTTTCGACGGCCTGCCACCTAGCTTTCCTGACTCCCTGTTACGTGATGCTTTTGCGTTGTATTCGGCAATTACACGATCCGCATACCCATTAACCCACCCTCTTTCGGTTATTTTGAAGAACTCATTCAAAACCGTTTGGGTTTCCTGTGGGTTTCCTCTAGCTATCCGTTCCGCTTTATCTGCTGGTATAGGGCGCTCATTTGCGTAGTACCAGTCAAGCAGCAGCGTATAAACGCCATGCTCCAAAACTGACAAATGCCCAGTGTCCTTGGCGTAGTCGCCTAGGTGCCTCTTGTAGTAGTTCAAGCCTTGCCCCCAAATATTTCGGGCTGCTTGACCACGACTGGCTGCGCGAGAATCGCCTCAGCGTCCGCCAGTTCGCGTTCTGTTGCCTGCCTGTCAGTCAGTGCTATGGCCGCAGCTATCCGGGCGCGTTGCGCGTCGTATGCGGCTTGGCTGCGTTCGTGGAAGGCGCGGTATTTCACGCGGCCAACCCTGCGATAGCAGTCGCAAAAAAAAGCCCGCATGCGCACCGACCTAGCCCCGTGAATGATCGGCGGGAGATATTGCGCATGCGGGAAATCAAGAAACGTTATCCTTCGGCCATACTAGTGTTGCCTTGGGGATTGCGCCATTTGTGGCGCGCTCGATTTTCTCGGCAAGTCCTGGAGAGCACTTGCCGATTTTCCTAGCTTTGCTTAGTCGCTGCGGTGATACGCCAGCAGCGCGGGCTAATGCAGCCAGGGAGCCAAAAAAAGTGATTGCGCGCTCTAGGGATTCCATTATGCGACGCATGTTATCAAAAAAACGGCTGCATTGCAAATGGTATTTTTAGCATCGTATATCAAACAATAACCAGCAATCCCTTTGTCCATCTATGTTGCAGCGCAAATTGCAGTTTTCATATAGTTATGCTAGACGAGAAATACCAGCAACAAAAAGTTGTTGACATGCTCCGCGTCTTATGAAACCATGCTCCTGCGCCGAAACAATAACGGCAACTGGAGGAAAGCATGAAATTCCTAATCGCAATTTTCGCAATGTGTACGCTCGTAGTCTGCATCATCGCGGCAGTGCTAGATATCGCATCGCACGTCGCGCCGCATGGGTTTGCGCCATGAGTACCGCGCACAGCCCAAACGATGATCCTTTCGACGGCATGGAACCGACCGCCGAGGATATCGCGCAGGCGATAGACGAACTGGAAGCAACCATCTATGACCGCGCACTAGACATCCGCATTGAGCGCGCGAAGGCCGATGCCGAGGAAGCCGAAGCGGAAAGCCGCGCAGATGATCGTGACGAGATGGGCGCAGCATGAGCACGCAGACGAAGAACACTCCGGGGCCGTGGAAGATAACTCGCACCACGACGCACATATCGGGCCCGGATGACCAGCATATTTGTTCGACTGGCGGGCGTTCCGACAATCGCGTTGATCAAAATGAACTACTCGCCGAACTGGAAGCTAACGCCCGACTGACCAATGCCGAGTTGCAGGCCGCGATATTCGCTATCGCTGATCGGCTGTCTGCGGGCGAAAAGGAACCGGCAAGAACGTATTTAGGCATCACGTTGCTTGAACTAACCATAGAACTGCGCGAACGCGCGAAGGGGAAGCTGTGACCTCGAAGAAAACGAAGAAGGCAAAAGGCGGTGCGGTGATTGCGGCTGCCGAAGATGCGACGATTATTTCCTATAAGGGTTTTGACTCTAACTGGAAGTGCAGGGATTTCCAGTACGAAGTCGGCAAGGCGTACGAACATAAAGGCAAGGTTGAGGCGTGCTCAAGCGGTTTCCATGCCTGCGAATATCCGCTTGATGTGCTCGCCTACTATCCGCCAGCATCGTCTAACTTCGCGGTTGTGGAGCAAGGCGGAAAACTCGCCAAGCATGACGATGATTCCAAAGTCGCAAGCTCGCGCATCACAGTAAAGGCCGCTCTGACGATTGCCGGTCTTGTCAAAGCATCCATCGAATATACCTTTGCGCGTGCAAATCCTATTGATCCCAACTCGCCATCATCGGCGACTGGTTTGAGGGGCGCTGCATCGGCGACTGGTGAGAGTGGCGCTGCATCGGCGACTGGTTTGAGGGGCGCTGCATCGGCGACTGGTTGGAGGGGCGCTGCATCGGCGACTGGAGAGAATGGCGCTGCATCGGCGACTGGTGAGAGTGGCGCTGCATCGGCGACTGGTTTGAGGGGCGCTGCATCGGCGACTGGTTGGAGTGGCGCT